CCGTACTATAGCGAAAACGACATGCTTCGCATGTCTGGCTGGCACCCGTCAATACGGGCGTCGGCTATTGGTGAACCCGGGGCAAAATGCCGCGTGGTCACTGTGGGAGAAGACTGGCTGACAATGTTATTGCAGCCGTGGTCTCACCACGTGATAGGTGCTTTAAGAAACCACCCATCGGCAACCTCTGGTCTTACCAGAGGTTGGCAACTCTTTGAGTACGTGAAGCGACAAGGAAATACTTGTGCTCCACCGAAAGGCGACCGCTACTTCTTAAGTAGCGATCTTACTACCGCGACAGATTTCTGTACGCACGAGTATAGTCAAGCAATGCTTGACGGCCTTCATAGAGGACTGGAACGGGATTCTGACCCGTACTTCAGTCTATGTTCTCGGCTGCTTTGCAGCCCGAGAATCTACGAGTCGGATGGTAGCGAAAACTACCGTGCGAGAAATAGAATCAAGGATTCTCATTTCTTCGACAAACCGACTACCCGGGGCATCTTAATGGGTGACCCGGGCGCGAAGATAGTCTTGACCATGCACAACCTTTGTGCAGAGGCCGAAGCATATCTTCGACACATCCATGACCTCATGGATGCGACAGATGAAGAGTTTCTCTTTCATCTGTCTGGCATGAACGGCTTCCCACCTTCAAAGTGGAGGTGGTTTGCTTGTTCAGGGGACGACCACTTTGGTCAGGGCCCCCGCCGGTACCTTTCTCGAATTTCGAGGAACCATGATTTAAACGGAATGTCCGTATCATGGCCGCAGAACTTCTTAAGTTCGCGTGGTGGTTTCTACTGTGAGGAGATGCTCCTCACGGTAGGACTGCATGATGGTCACATCTGGCAGAGGAAAGGTCCTCTGCGAGAAGTGCCATATGCAGAACAGCCTCACATCGATTCGATGAAAGTGAGGCTCTTCTCCCCCGCTGCTAAGGAGCACGAGGGAAAAGATGAGCCAAACCCTGCCATTGGCAAGGCTCGCCAGATGCATGGCATGCTGGCCTGGCTCGGAGGAGGGTTTGAATCATTGATTCCCCTCTTCAGCAAACGTTGGGAGCAACGGATGGAAGGTTTCCTTCCAGCCGATCTTGCGTTCAGGTACCTTCCAGTCTCACTGGGAGGTATTGAAGCTCCTGCCTACCATCGGTCAAAGGCCGATCTGAAGGCGGCATTCGAGGCCTTGCCTCAGAATGTTCTTTGGTCCATCAACTCAGTGGTTGTTGGATCCGCCACGCATATGCTTCGGCGCGTTGTCGCGAGTTTCGCGACCAACGCACGGGCACGTGGTATTTCCCAGGATTCGATCGAGGATCAAATCAGGGAGACTCTACTCAACGTCGGTCTTACCCGTGGAGTAGATGACGAGGGCTTGTTAGACAAGTGCCTCGTCAAGGGTTGGCTCGATCCCAATGGGACCGAGGACCCGTTCCTCGTCTGGAGAAATCTCCGGTACAAGGACAAAGCTGCATACGCAAAGCGTCTGCGGCTTGTGGACGTCAATGAGGCAATTGACCTCATCGGCCGTCCGTACCTCTTCCGTGATCTCTTATTTCCGGAAGTTAGCCTACGGCACGGGATAGACCCGTACCGTTCCAAGAGCTACGAAGCGCAGTCTTGGAAGGCGAGGCAGGACAAATACTACGAGAATGTCTCGTGGAATTTGCCCACCTCAGATACAAGTCTAACTTGTACTGAGATGAGTGCACTAGTGACCAAGCTGGTCGATTGGTGCGCTGAGGGAAAGCCCCTCAACATCCCCAGGGAAGTATATTTCTTCCCTGAAGAAGTAGTGGTTCACAAGAAGCTTGCGACCCTACGTGTGCCGCTCTAGTCATTGACGGAGCAGCACCTGTTCGGGATGGTGGTACCGGTTTACGAAGCCGTAGCCACAACGGGTGAGCACTATCCCTAGTGTTTTCCTTTACAG